GCCATATACTCTACTCGGCTTTGAATCCTAAACCATTCATGTGCAATAGCTTCATCATCAGTCACTACAGAATTTTGTCTGTTCTTTTCGTCTTGTAATCGTGCTTCACGCTTCTCAAACATCTCATCAAAGCCTTCATCAGGATTTGCATATCGTTGAGAAAACTCTTGAAACGTAAACGATCGATGACGCAACAATTGTCTAGCAATATCACGGGTAGTATCGACCTCTAAGCAAACATTGACCATCTCTAAAGGTGACCAATGTTTATGCTTAATAAGATACTTTACTAGTTTCTCTGAAGTCTCAGTATTGTTTTGATTACTGGGATTCGATACTCGTGCACAATATGCTACAAGCTGCAGCATATCATCTGGTAGTTTACTATCATCAGGTACTCGTGAATAAGAAACTAGATTTACTTTCATATTAGTCTTCCTTACGTACTAAAGTGTAAATGCCCCATAGAAAGCCTGCCCATGCAAGTAGCTTAGCAATACCGCCGAACAAAATAACAGAACCACAAATAACAATAAGTGATGCTCCATCAAACGTAGTTCTTTCTGTAACTCTTTCTTTTAACCAATTTAACATATTTTTCTCCTAGACTTTAAAATCTGCAAACGTGTCTTTGTTTTCATTATTTCCCCACGTTGCAATGGGTTTATCGGGAATAGCCATGTCTTGCATGATATTGTCTTGAGCTGATTCTTCTACATCATATAGCTTCATCTTAGCTCGATCAATACCAATTACAAAACGTTTGTACTTAGTCGGATCATTATAGCGATTCTTTAATTGTTTCACCATGATCTGATTAAGCTCTTCTAGCTCTTCTGTTGAAATAAGAGCAAACATTAGATCAGCCGTTGCTGGCAAACCAAATGATTCAGAAGTATCTTCAAGGCCAACATCAGTATTACCAAAGCCTGACCGTGTCGTTTGAGTTGCACTCATAATAGGTACATCAAACTCTACTGCAAGACCACGTAACTCTTCAGCGATTGATTTAATAATCGTATAGCTATTTGCTGAAGTATTCTTAACTCTTGAAGATGAACAAATGTTTAGATAATCAATGAATATCATATCAGGTGTAAAGTTCTTTTTAAGCTTTAACTCATTAAGTAGAGCTCTAAAGTGACCAACGTGTGCAGCACCTGTAGGATATTGTTTAACGATCAGTTTACCAATAGAACCTTTTGCAATCTTTTTAATCTTTTCATCAAAGACATTCTTAGGTAACTCGGTTAACTGCTGAATAGGTAGATCCATTAGATTAGCATCGATACGTTCTGCAATACGTTCCTCTGCCATTTCCATTGTAATATACAATACGTTCTTGCCTTCGCTTAAGGCAGATGAACTCATATGACACATAAACAATGACTTACCAACACCAGTACCAGCCAAAGCGATATTGAGTGTTTTGTTTGGTAAACCACCTTTTGTCATCTTATTGAATATATCAAGATCGAATGGAATCTTCTCTTCTTCGTTATTATAGAACTCATAACGTGAATCAGCATCATTAATATAGTCATGACCAATTGCCTGATCAAAGGAAACACCAAGAGCTTCTTGTAGTATTTCAGGTATTGCACCTTCACTCACCTCTTGGTTTTTTCCATCAATGATTTGAATAGAGTTCATGATAGCGCCATAGATTGCTTTATCACGACACCATTTCTCTGATTCAGTTATGAGGTATTCTGTATCGATATCAGACTTGACTGAGATTTCTTGAATTAAGTCATATGCCTGAGTAAGTGTTTCATCTGGAGCTGAAACCTTTTCGATTTCAATCTCCAACACTCTACTCGTAGGAAGCTTATTATGATCACGAACAAAGTCTGTAATTAAATCAAATACAATCTTATGTTGGCCATCAAAATATTCTTTCTTAAGGTAAGGTACTACTCTTCTACAAAAATCTTCATTATTGAGAAGATGATTGAGTATATGTGTTGGGATTTCATTCTTCAATTAGCTATCGCCTTCTTCTAAGTCATCTTTACTATTAATAATATGTGATAATACGTCGCCTAGATAATTTTTAAACTCTATATCTGCTTCCAATTGATCTGGCTGAAATGATGCTGCATCTTCGACATGATATGTAAAAGATAAGGTAGCAATAACTGCCTCTTTATCTTCTTTAATTGTTATCTTGCCGTAAGTTATAATTACATCTTTCCATTTGCCACTTGTAAGCTTAATTCCATACAAATCTGATAATGAACTTTCAACAAACTTATAATCACTTTCTGATATACTATTATAACTCATTTTCGTCCTCTTGTACACTTTTCTTTTCGTTAGCTTGCTTAGCGCCAATTTGATACTTTTCAATTAAGTAAGTTTTAAAGTCAGTATCTTTAAAGATTGGTTCCCAGAACTCTTGCTTCAGAGTTTCCTTTTCTCTAACTTTTGGCTGCACCAATTCGCCGGTAACACGATCAACCCGACAATACCAACCGTTACTAGGCTTAGCAACATAGCCACCATCAAGAGCAACATCAAGCAAGCCTGAATAACTTTCAATACCGCCGTCCCAAGAAACTTGGATAGGCACTTTAGATTTTTCTTTAACAAACCTTGATTTCTCCACATTAATGACAAAGTCATAACCAGTCACTTCAGTACCAGTTTTATTTTGTCGACGACCTAAGATCCAGATGTTATCGGCTGAGTAATAGATACCTGTACCGCCTGAAACAACTGCCTTAGGAAATAATCCAATCTCTTGATATGTATGATTAATAGCAAGCAATGGAATGTTACGCATTGTAAGATATGGTGTTACCATACGGAATAAACCTTTAAGAGCTTTAGCACGAGACATATCAGCAACTGATTTCTCATTCAAAGCATCTTCCAATTCTTTCTTAGAAGCAAGGTTACCAATTGAATCGATTACTACAATCACATGATCTTTACGTTCAATATTATCTAACTGACCAACAAGATCAAACTTGAGTTGTTCGACATCAACAATTGGAGTATGCAGTACACGGCTTGTATCGATACCAAATGTTTCAAAGTATGATTGTGGTGAACCAAACTCGGAATCATAGAATAACAATACTGCATCATCATGTTTACGCAGATAAGCTGCGGCCATCAATAAAGCAAATGATGTTTTAAAGTGCTTTGATGGACCAGCAAGTACAGTAAGACCTGATGATAGACCACCATCTGGATCACCCGATAACGCAACGTTTACCATTGGCACTTCAGTTGGTGATTGTTCTTTCTTTGAAAAGAAAATACTCTTATCAAGGACTTGTGTTTCCTTGATTTTAGAGTTCTTCTTTAACCTATCCATTATACTCATATTAGTACTTCCTATTTTGCTTTGAATAAATATTGCTTTCAGCATTTAATCTGCTTTGACGCTTTAAAGCTTCTTTCTTTTTACGCTTGCGTTTTGCAGTAGGCTTTTCATAATACTCTTTCTCTCTTGCTTTTTGCAAGATACCGGCTTCTTCAACGAGCTTACTAAACTTACGTAAAGCTACATCAAATGGCATCGGCTTTTTACTTTTGTTTTTCGGTTGTAAAGATACACTAGGCATATCGGGTTTCCTTTGGTTTCATTTCTTTTTCCAGTTAATAATTTAGATTATATTATAACATAAAACTATCTAATTGTACACAGTTTTTTTCATAATCGTAGGTGCGTTTCTTATTATCTTCTACTAAGAACTTCGTTTCAACTGATTCTACTCCATTACCTTCAAGCCACTTCTTAATCATACGAGCTGGATGTTCTGCAGTTGTAACAGGAACATTCTGACATATATGATTTAGATTAGCCTTAGGATTAATTAGATTAAAATCATTTGGAAGCTTCATAATTGACATTGCTTCCCGTACAGTTAGATATCGGTCTTCGTCAGGGTGACATAGGTTTGTAGGAAAGTGACCAACGAAAGCACCAATAAAATCTTTTGGTATTTCCGTGGTCTTACGCATAATGTTACCACCAGCTTTTAACTTATGATACTTACGATCGCACTTAGCGGCTTCATTGTCATAACCTTGTTCGCGCATCCATTGAGCAACAACTCTGTAATTAGTATGCTTCTCTATTTCATCCATTGGGTTTGTAGTTCTTTCGATCTTATCTTGAAATTCGGAATGTGTAATACCACCCTCGATTACTTCAAGTACGTATCGATAGTAAGGATTCTCCGATGGGATTCTTTCATTAGTAAGTATATTCATTGGATCATCATCACGTCTTTCAATTGAACGGATATGATCTTCGATACGAGTGTGCGGATTCGAGACGTAACCAAGGAGTGGCACTTGTGTTCCTTTCCAGAAAAAGTAGAAAGTTCTGTCTCGAACTTGCGATAAACCATGTAATATGCTCTTAGTCTTATATATAGAAAACGTGTACCCATGCTC